CAAGCAAAGCATTAAATTGTTCGTTACTTGTTATAAGCTTAATCTTGAGAGTGCAAAGCATTATATCACCTGCCTTTCAAGATTAATTATACTACTATTGAGCAAATAAGTCAATAGAAAAAGGGGATAAGCCGCTTTCCTCCCCTGAATAAATTCAGGGGTATCCAGCGGCAAGATTTATGAATTTACGTTAAGAAAGTTCTTTAGGCAAAAAAATACCAACTGCTTGCTCAATAGAAATATCAAATATGTTTGCTATTTCTACTATTGTTTTTAAATCTGGCCGTCTTTTGCCGCTTTCATAATTAAAAATAGTAGTAACATCTTTATTGAGTTTTTGGGCTAATTCTTTTCTTGACATATTTTTTGATTCCCTTAATTCTTTAAGATTCCGCCAGTTTGATTGTATAACCCTGCTTGATACAAGCCCTTTATTATTTTTGTTGTATTGAATTTTTTTTCGTATTTTACCCCAAACGGTTTGCATATTTTCAACCCCTCCTGGGTAAATTATAATATGGATGTTTCGTATTGTCAATATGAAAAATTACATTTTGAAATATAAAAAATATTAATCCTATGGATAAAACTATTGAACAAAAAAAGCTATTTTTAACCGCCTCGGACTCGAAGTTATTATTTACGAAAATAATTATCAATTATTTCTAAAAAAAATTTCAGTTAGTGAGTATAACGATGGTGTCGGGGAAGCGACGTGTAAGTTATACTCACTTTTATTTGAATTACTAAAAACACAAAGAGGCCTTCTAAAGAAGGCCTCTTTGTGTTTACTTAAGAGTCGAAGGTAAATTAAACACCCGCCAGCAGTTTTGGCATCTATAATACCACATCTGCTGTGCGAAACTGTACATGTTTTCACGAGAATCGTAGCTACCACAATAGGGACAGACTACTCCCCATTTTTTTTAACCGCTTTGGCATCAATAATGCTCTCCCCAAGAATGTAAGCCACAACGGGCAAAATGATTGCAACAACCGTTTCAGGGTCAAGCTCTAGGCCAAGCTTATCCGAAAGCACCATTGTCAGCGCCGTTACGACAGCCAGCCAGAACTTTCTCGACAGAAGCCAGTGCTTACGCTCTTCCATTTTGATCCCCTCCGTTTTTTTCAATTTCCTTCCGCTTTATTCCCGCCAAAAACCACAATTCCCCTGTAGTAAAAGCAAACCAAGCTCCAATAAGTGTTGTTGGCTCACTTCCCACGCGATAGAAGATAAAGAGCACTGCCGCGGTAAATACGACATTGAGCAATACTACCAAAGTTACGATTGCTTTTGAAAACTTCATTTTCTCTCAACCAGCCTTTTTAGCACTATTGCAAGCTGCTCTCTTGTTACATTACCCTGCGGGTTCGTGCCGTCGAGCAAGCCTTCCTTCCGCGCCCACTCCCAGGCTTCCCGCGCCCAAGGAGAAGGCTGGTTCTGTTGCTGTTGCTGAACTTGCGTCATAGTCTCACCTCCCGCAAGCTCTTTTTGTACATCCCGCTTGAATTGCTCCCAACCCGCCCAGTCATCCGGCTGGAGTATCCTCGGACATATTTTCCCGCTCCAATCATAATGCCGTCGCAATTTATCCATACCCCAGCCCCGCTCTTTCAGCAGTTTGGCCGTGAGCTTAACTGCATTTCCCAAAGTCTTTACTCTGTCTCCGCTTTCACATATCTCAATCCCTATGCTTGCTCGGTTGCCCTGACCATTTCCGTCTCCCGCGTGCCAGGCAACCTCATTGAGAGGGATCGCCTCAATAGCCTCTTTTTCGTCTACGACAATATGCCAGGAGGCCTGCCTATTGTTACTAGGGTTTGTAAGCCAGGCCCTCTCATTTCTAGCCGTGGAGCGGGGGTTGCCAGTAGAGTGTATTGTTATTGTTGTCGGTTGCATGGCTATCCCCGGACGGCGGTTATGAGGAGTAGAACGAGGAATGTGATCAATGATATACTGCACAGTTTTACCTCCTTATCTCGGCAGACTTTGGATGTACCAAAAGAAAAAACCTACCAACTGCAATACGATAGCCACCACCAAAGTCTTGATCCAGCTTGTTGTTGATTCCAGCTTCTTGCACACCGCTTCCATACGTTCAGCCAGGCGAATACTGCTTTCTTCCAGCCTCCGTAGCCGTTTTTCATGGTCTTGTAACGTCTCCTTATAAATATTATTTTCGTTCAATAACGCCACCCCCTAGATTTTTGTTTTCAAAAAGCCATGTTTTGGGTATAATATAGAAAAAGCCCCAAAAAGGAGCTGAATAGGATTGAAAAGGTTTATCGTGGGATTGATTATAGGGTTTTTACTTGCTACCGCTATCGGAGCAACAGCTTCGTCGAATATACGCCTTGTCGTCAACGGAAGGGAAATTGAAACAGACGTGCCGCCTCAGTTAATTAACGGCAGGGTCATGGTGCCAGCTCGTTTTGTAGCAGAACCGTTGGGTGCGACGGTAGAATGGGATGGAGAAAATATGGCAGTAATTATTCAAAGCAATCCTAATTTTAATACACTAATTGATAATAATAATATCACAATTAATTTAAACGAATGGATTTCTATTAAAGAATTGTATGGCAGTAAATTAGATAATTACCCCAAGGCATTTGATTATCAAAATCAACTATTTAATGAACTAAATAAATTGCCAGAACATCAAAACAAGATTTTTATTGACGGTAATTCAATAAATGTATTTAAACACCAAAATAACATTTACTTTAAAAAAGACGATTTAGAATTTATGAAGTAATTACAACTTATCTATGTTTTTCTAAATAACTAAGTAACGCTTTTTCCTTTTTTTCAAGATTTTCAAGCGTTTTTTCTGTTATTTCTTTTTGCGATCTCAATCTTTTAATATTAAGTCTTACCTCTTCGAGTATCATTTCAATATCTTGCTTGCTTTCAAGCACTATTCTTACTTTTTGTTCGCTAATTATTTTGCCCTGTTCCTCATACACTGTAAAATCATCTAAACGCAAATTTTTTTCTTCTTTCAAAAAAATACCTCCTTTTTTATAGACCCATAAGAGCTTGAATAAATATCGTTGCGTCTATACGTCCAAGTTGACTGCTATTTAGCTCAATAACATTCCACTGTCCAATATTTAAATATAGAGAAATATCGAGATTGCTTTGATCGCTATTAAACGGACCGCCAAGTTCACTTGTCCTATCGGTTCCATTTATTTTTACTGTTATGTTATTTGGCAAAGTACTTATATATATACCATAAGAAATAGGATGTGTGTGATCGCTTACAGTATGATAGTGTGGCGATGTTGCAACATTGTGACTGTGTCCTGGTATAGTAACATCGTGTCTATGATCGGCTTCTAGATCATGGCTGTGATATCCATCATTATATGGTTGCGTAGAAGAATGACTGTGTAATCCATGAGCATAAATAATATGTTGATGGTCGCCAGGGCCACCGTAAGTGGTTCCACCGTGATCATGAGATCCCGCAGAATCGTGAACGTGTCTTCCTGTTGCATTAACAGCATAAGGAACATATATAGTATATGTCCAATAGCCTGATGTATAAGTAGTTTCAACTTTTGAAGATTCGGATTCAATTGTAACGCCTTGAACAGTTGAACTTGTAGTATGTCCTCCCCCACTCGCTGCTCCAGTACTGTAAGCCCTAAAATTCTGCCTTCTAAATCTTAATAATGCTCTCCTAATACTTCTCGTTTCAGGCGGCAAATAAACATTTAACACTAAAGGATAATTATTTTGAACATTATCTGCCCTCCCCTCCTGCCAGGTCTGGAGCAAGCCCCTATCGTCCAGCAGCGTTGTAGCCCCGTCCTGCGCCTTCACGTTCAACCCAAACCGTTTCGTAGCTCCGTCCATCCACCAGCCAGCAACTAGCCTCTCCGCCCAGTTTGCATCATAGACATGCAACCCGCTGGCTGTCAGCTTCGTATACCCATCATCAGTAGCCAGGGCATAAAGTTCGTTTACAATGATAGTATTAGCCAGTATCCCCTGCCCCGTCATGGCGGTTACATACGTCTGTCCACCATCA